TCTGCCGTATCGATGTCGCGGTAAGCGGTCGCACGGCCTAAACCAAATTTGCGTTGGAGCGTTGCAGCCACGTCGGCTTTCTGGAGACCCATGTCTAGAAGCCGTTTAGCGTGCTCCCGGTGGGCCTCCGCTTGTTCTGGGGTCCGCTTCATGCTTCGATGCTGTCCACCTTGCGGATGTGATCGGTGAGGATCTGCATGAACCGCTCTTGAGTGGAGCGGGAGCAGTAAGGCAGGAAGGCAGCCACCGCATCATTGATGGCATCTGTTCCGGCATAAATAGAGACAGACTCCGAGGATGCGTCTGTGGCGTCGATGGAACCGTGTTGAAGGTTGATGGAACGGTGTTCGCCCAGCACGTAGCGGGTCATGATTTGTTTGTTCATAAGGTTGGTGTTGTTGGAGCGGAGCAGGGTTGATTCCCCTGACTCTTGTATTACAATACAGACCATTCAAGGAAACCGCAAGCGGCCCATTCATGACTGATCCGGCGCCCACTAAGACCATTCACTTCTGCCCGGATGAATGGATGCTCCTGCTCGAAGCTCTCCACTGCTACAAGGACACAAACGACGGTCGAAAGGTTGCCGGGCGTCTCAACTGGATTCGATCCAAGCTCGTGGAATGCCACGGTGAAAATTGCCTGATCAAGCTCAGCGCATAAAAAAAAGGCCGCTCAGCGGCGGCCATTCATTGGAGCGTTAATAGCCCCGCGTCTCAATGAAAGGCTGACCGGTTGCGGTCAGATGTTCCTTCCATTCATCCAGAATGTCCATGATCTTCCCGTGCTCACCCTTAAAGGTGTTTGCGGGCGTCAATGGATATTCATGCTTGACCTTGTCGAAGTTGTAGACCTTGAGGCAATACTGCCGACGGCCTAAGTGAATCAGTTCAAGTTTGCGCCACATAAGAAAAAACCCGGCGCTAGGCCGGGCTGCTGATTGGTTCGGTAGAAGCGATGAAATAGTAATGATCATGATCGAAGCCGCAAGCGACTAGAACCATATCCTGGCGATATGGCCAAGACTTCAACAGCGCAAGCGCTGCAGCCTTGGCATTCTCCAGACCATCCAGGCTGTGATCCCAAGAAAGGGTCACGCGCTGGGTTTGTTCACTGTCTCGCTTGTGAACCGCTGTGATCCTGGAGTCTCTGTGATTAGTAGGCCCCAGATACTTGGTGCGGATCAATGGTCCCTGTAAAAGTTGCATTCATTCACTCCGCTTCGTAGCCGTCGAACCATTCACCATCCTTCCGGGTGTCAGGATGTTTGCAGTGCGCTTGAGCCTGCTCAAGAGTTAAGCCGCGATGCATGACGCGGCGGCTCTTGTTTAGGTGTGGAGCGTAGTGACGAATGATCGAATAAGTTTGCATGAGAAAAGCCCGCCAAAGTGACGGGCGATTAGTGTGTTTAATTGTGCAACGATTTGATACGGTCAATCTCCATGCTTCGGTGAATTGCCGAAACGGGAAAAAACCACATGAAAGAATTAGGAAGAATGTTGATCATTCTTGCGAAAATTTCGTTTCTCATTGCACAACCTTCACGTAACGCTGAGTACCGCTGTATTGGAGCGGTGACTCTGCAGCGCTCATCACTAGCGCGACTCCGAAGGAACCGGCAGCGATGTACGCGGCCAGAAAACTAAGAAAGGTTTTCATGAGTTGAGTTAGATGATGTTGGAACGGTAGAAGGGGACCGAAGCCCCCATCCGTGTCAATCAGCTTGGGCGATCTCCTCAAGACGATTCAGAGCTTTTTTCGTGTCGGCTAGGTGCCTCTCCGTTAGCTCCTGGAGGCGTCGATCAGACTCCTCCACCCTCTCGATTAGATCTCTCAGCTGGTCGCTTAGTCGTCCCATAGTTAATGAGTTGAGTGAGTAGTACAAACGAACCCATTCAGACAAGTCTGAGAGTGGCTCGCTTGTGTTCGTTGAGAGCGGTCCCGGCAAGGCTAGACAGGTCTAGACCTCGCGCTACACCTGGCAGCAGCAGCCCGTGGGCTGTGCCGTTTGGTGCGGTTTACTCCCTATGCGGTTGTCCAGGTTCGAGCAGAGCGGGAGCCGGTGCGCTCCTTCCTTCTCTACTGCTACAATAATAACATACGGACTACCATCTGACAGTAAAGAAATATAACAATCTATTCGTGGCCGCCTGCGCCAGCTGGTCAGCTGTCACGCGCTAGGGGGAGGAGTTGCAGATCGTACAGCTGTACTACCGATACACAGAACCTGCACATATATCCGCACAACAGTATTCGTGTAATAAAAAAGCCCCCTAGGTGGGGGCAGGGGTCAAGTTTTTAAAACGCCGAATCAGTCGTTCTTATTTTCAATCGAGATCTTGAGTTCGGGCGCTTGGACGTTGACGGTTTCGACGGATTCACCGATAACACGTCCGATGGAGTCCAGCACCTGGCTTGCGGTTTGCAGCTGCCCCTTCTTCAGAGCCTGATGAAAGAGTTTGGTACGCATGTGCTGGAGACGCGCGAGCATGTTTTCGCGATCAGCCTGCCAGTCTTCATCAACGAGCTTTTTAACTTCTGCCCAATCGCGCCAAGCGGTTTGAATAGAGATCTGCTCTTTCTCTTTGTGGTCGTAGACAAGAGCACGAGCGGAGAGGCCGTCGAGCTGACGACGATATAACCGCCTAACGCGATCTTCTCTTGCTTGCGTGGTGCGATCAGTAAGAGGCTCAGGCATCAACCTATCGACCTTTTTTCAGATAATAACCTCCCGCACTGTGTTCTGGCACGGTGAGGAGGGGGTAGGGGTTGAAAACCTGTGTAATGTAATAGGCATGAGCGTAAAATCCGAGCCCATCAGTCTTCGGTGGGCACAAGGCCAAGTTTTTTCGAGCGATAAACGCTTCCGCGTTTTAGTTGCCGGTCGTCGATTCGGCAAATCGTACCTTTCATGCGTTGAGTTGTTACGTGGAGCGCTCAACCGACCGGGCGAGACATTTTTTTATTGCGCTCCAACGTATCGAATGGCTAAAGATATTGCCTGGCGAGCATTAAAGAAGCTGGTTCCGAAGGTTTGGATCAAGAGTAAGAACGAAACCGACCTGCGGATTGAGCTAATCAACGGTTCAACGATCGAATTGAAGGGCACTGAGAACGCAATGGCGTTGAGGGGCCGGAGTTTGTCGGGCGTCGTATTGGACGAAGCGGCATTTATGGATTCAGAAGTGTGGTTTGAGGTGATTCGACCTGCTTTAGCGGATAAGGAGGGTTGGGCGTTGTTTATTTCGACGCCTGACGGTACAGCTAGCTGGTTTTATGACTTGTGGTGTTATGTCCCAGAAGACGAGACAGAAGAATGGCAACGATGGAGCTACACAACGATTGAGGGAGGAAACGTCAGCGCCCATGAGGTCGAAGCAGCCCGCGCTCAACTTGATTCGCGCACGTTCCGCCAGGAATTCGAAGCGTCCTTCGAGAACCTGACTGGTTTAGTGGCGATCAGCTTTTCGGACGACAACATTTCAGCGGATGCGAAGGATATTTCGATTCAACCGTTGCTGCTGGGCGTTGACTTCAACGTGGATCCGATGAGTGGCATCTGTGCGGTCAAGGATCAAGACACGTTGTACGTGTTTGACGAAATTATGTTGACTGGCGGGGCCACGACTTGGGATTTTGCGGAAGAGGTCACCCGTCGATACGGTGTGGATCGTCGAGTTATTGCTTGTCCTGACCCTACAGGCGGCGCAAGGAAGACAAGCGGTGTGGGCGTAACGGACCACGCAATCCTCAGGCGCAGTGGTTTTACGGTTCAATCACCGCGATCACCGTGGAAGATCCGGGACAAGATTACAGCGGTCAACACTGGCCTAATGGATGCGTCTGGAGCGCGACGGGTCAAGATCCATCCAAGGTGCAAAGAGCTGATCAAGTCGTTGCGAACGTTGACCTACGCGCCAGGCACTGGTTTGCCTAACAAAAATCTAGGAGTGGACCACGCCTTTGATGCTTTCGGGTATCTTGTGC